CTACCACTCCACGAAGTTCTCTTCAATCAGTTCGGCAAACGAGTTAGCTAGCCACTCTCCCTCACCGTTATTTGCATGACCCAGTGATTGTCGAAAGTTTAATCCCGACCATGAGATTCTTAAAAACCCTTGCGTTTCGCAAGGGTTTTTATTTAGGCTATGCCGTTTTCCCATCTGTGTCCAGGCCAAGCGTGTTAAGTTCTGTCTCTACAGCAGACTGGAGACTGGCTGGAACCTGTTCAAATGTCCGACGGCCAACGAGGATTAGCGTTACATACACAGTGACGATTGCCATTTTAAAATTACCTCCTTCAAAAATAAATAGAAGCCGCAGCAGCAGATTGGTTATCATGCTACTCAGCTCCTAAAATGAGTTCGTATAAGTCTGCGATTGCTTCCATTACCGTCAGATTCTCCCGCTTGGACACTGCGAGTTCGGCTTCAAGCTGCGCTATGCGCTCCTCTGGAGTCAGAGGGATTAATGCAAACTGACCATTGTTGAATGCTGCAATTATCATTTGCTCGTCATCGAAAGGTAGTATACCGAAATATCTTTGTCCGTTGTACTCAACGATAATGTAATATTCAGTTACCGTTTCTACTTTCCGATCACTCCCATCCGAAAGTCGCCCCGTAACAATATTGTGTTGTTGGGGGGTAATAGATTTAATATTCATACACATGCCTCCTTATTACAGTTGGACAAAGAAGGTAACTCCAGCAGCTCCATTACCAGTTCCTCCATTTGCTTGAAGGGTTGGAGGGGTATCTGCTTTACGTGTCCAAAGTACAATACTACCGCCGCCGCCTCCGCCAGTTCCACTTCCATAGCCGCTAGCGGCGCAACCTCCTCCGCCACCACCTCTGCAACCAATATTAACTAGTTCGAATAGTATGGGAATACTACATTGTGGCATCTGGCCTCCACCACCATCCCCACTTCCTCCGCCACCAATGCCGCTTCCTCCGCAACCAGACCATGTACCGTTACCTGAAGTATAACCTCCAGCATTCCCGTTACCTCCACCTCTTCCTCCAAACCTACCGCCACCATTGCCGAGCATTCTACCTTGAGGATGAAGGTAAGTTCCACTAGCTAAGCCTACGCCATCCCAAGACTCCTGAGCAGTGGGATATGAAAGAGAGATCGCGCCACCGCCAGCGGACCTTTCAGTAGTGTTTGTGTTTACGCTATTACCAGAGTAGGCGTTACCTCCATTAGCTAATATCTGACCAGTGCCTGTTACTTTGTCTGCGACGATAAATAGCATTCCACCACCACAGCCCGCTTGTCTGCGATAATAAGTTGAATTGGAACTATAAGCTACCAAGGCGCCTAATGGAAACCGACGATCAAAATCATGGTTGGTGGCACCGTCATTTCCGCTAGGGCCGGAGATATCGATTTTACTGGTCGCACTTCCGAAAACGAGCTCTTCACAAAAAATGTAGAATGGGGTTCGGTTAATCCGAAGCGTACGACCTGCGTTAATTGTTAGTTTTTTTACTTTTCTGTAGCCAATCTCATCATCCCATACAGTGTCAGCACTAATAGTCACATCCTGTTTCCCAGCGAATGGATACTCTCCCAGGTGACCAAAGTAATTACTTAATAATCCACTTCCACCCATGCTAATCCACTCCAATCCGTCTATGCTGTATTCCGGGCCTTTTGAGCCCACACGCAGTTTCATGTTGTCAAGCAGCCGCTGATCCAACGCTTCTTTCACTGTGTCCAGACGGGCAATGTCGCTATCGTCTGCTGGCACAGCAACTTTTGCACGGCCCGCGGGATCCCGCCGAATAATTCGGCTTGGCGTTGCCGCATCCGTCGCTCCATGCACCGCTGTCGCGTTTTTGTGCGTGTCGATATCTCCATGCGCGGTGTTGGCCGCTGCCTGTGCCGCCGCTGCCGCGCTTTGGGCACTATTTGCACTCCCCTGCGCCTGATCTGCCGTATACTGTGCAGTATCAGCCGCACTTTGTGCATCATTCGCAGTTGTCTGCGCATTATCAGCTGCACTTTGTGCAACACTCGCCGCGGCTTTGGCACTATCCGCCGTCCCCTGCGCTGTACCAGCAGCAGACTGGGCATCATTTACTTCCTGCCCAAGCTGGTTCAAGTCATCCGGCCGGACTGTGTCCGATGGCTGCCAATCTGTTTTTGCCATTGTCTATTGCGCCTCCTTTGCTTCAATCGTTTGCAGCATGAGATGGTCGGCCGTGATCGGCACGTTGACCGCGTTTGAGGTTAGCGTGTTATCCGCAGCATCCTTCAACTCGATCAATGTCACCAGTGATACTGCCGCAGCAGGAATAAGATAGTTGAGCACCAGTGTGTGCTCCGTAACCTGTTTCAGTTGAAAATCTGTAATTTCATAGCTGCCGTTAATGACGACTTTCGCCACCCGACTGTCTACGTACTCCGCCACATCATGCAATAATGCTGTTGTAATCATGCAATAACCTCCTCTGCGCCAAGCGTCGCAAACGGCTGCTCTCCCAGCCGCCACGATCCGTCCAGTCTGTAGTGCCAGTCCACTCTCTGCTTCGCGATCTGTTCCTTCAATGCAATACCGGCCATTAAAGCGGTATTCTGCTGATACACCAGATTGGCCGGCTTGATCGTCTCAATCAAATGCAGCACTTCCCGAAATACGTTGGCATTGTCAATCGGCGCAGTGACCGTCAGCATAAAATTTTGCACATCGACCGAGACGACTGTCAGTCCTGGCCCAACCAGCCGATCAAGCTGCTGCTGCAAATAGCGGACGGTAAACGGCGGCTTTGTCTGATAGCGGTTCATAATGCGGCGGCGGCGAAACGCCAGTGATTCCGTCACCGGGTCGGCCTGGATGCCAAGCATTTGCTCGCGGCGCTTGATCGCCTGCAGTCCGGATGTCGCCACGAACTGGTCGTCAAACAACTGGTCAACCGCGCTCGCGAGCAAATCCAGTTCGGCCGTTTCAGTGCTTGCCAGTTCGGCAAAATCGGCAATGTCCAAGTAGTAGGCTGGCAATTGAACTAAAATACGATCAGCCATTCACAGTCACCGCCCCCGCCACCGGCACCTCATCGCTGCCCAGGGTCAGATTGCCTGCCTGGCCATTCAGCGCGGTTCCGGCCACATCGTCAACGCCCGGCACGGTGAGCAGCCGCGCATCCAACTGCGCTGTGCGAATTACCAGCTGCTGCTGGGTGGACCAGTCCTTGCGCAGCTCCAGCAAATAGCCTGCAAGCGCGGCCTCAACATCGGCCTGCACCTGGCCCGGGGTTACCCCCTCCGCGAGCGTAAGCGTCGTGTTCACGTTAACTGGCACGCCGCTCACCCCAGTGACGGTCACTTCATGGCCGATCGGCGCCAGGCCAATACCTTCCCCCCTGTTCCCCACAGGGTCAAGCCCTGTCTGCACTTCGCTGACAAGCGCGGCTGACGGCGGGTTCCAGTCTGCGGCAATGATCGTGCATTTCACGGTACCGCCGCCGTTCCACACGGGATATACCTTGACACTGCCGACGCCAGACATCGCGGCGATCTTCTGCTTGTAATCAGCCACGTTCCCGCCGAAAGCCGGTTCGTTGACCGCAGCGTAAAACCGCTGGCGCAGCGCCTCATCGCTTTCTTCATTTTCGCCCGGAACCAGCACATCCGTCAGCTCTGCAGAAGCAAGCCCCGCCACATAATCGATGGGCAGAAGCGAGCCAAACTGCTCATTGCCGCTGATGCCTGCAAGCTCGCTGACCAGCTTGTACATGCCTGTACCAAGCTTCTCCTTGACCACAAAGGTGTGGTCGCCTATCGCGTACCTTCCGCCTAGCGGGACATCCATCAGCACATTGGATGCGTTATAGAACAGCCCTTTGCGTTCCGCTGGGGCAGCGGCCAGCCGACCAATGCCAAACTCCGCCGTTTTGCGGGAAAGGTACTCCCCGCTCGCCGTATCTGCGAACGACAAGCTGTAATTCACATCCAGCTCAATATACATTTGCGCCAATTCCGCCGCGGCAGGCGCGCAAGCATCATGAATAATGCTGCCCTCGCGCTTGTCAATGGAATCCGGCACCCTGCCCAGCATACGCTCCAAAATAAAGTCAAAGGTCATATGCTCATACATTTCGCCTCATCTCCTCCTCAAAACTTCCATACTGCGTAACAACGGTGAATCGGATGACCAGTTCAGCGCCGACGGATTCGACCGCAATGTCATCGACCGCACTGATCCGGTTATCCTGCAGCAGCGCTTCGCTGATCAGCCGCGCTGCCTCCGACTGGACCAGGAGCGGACTGCCGCCAAGCTGGCCAGCCAGTTCATGGCCATAATCAAAGGAGTAAATCGCATGAAAGTAGCGGTCGGTTTGCAGCATTTTGAACACCGCTTGCCTGACCGCCTGCAATCCGTCGATTTTCCCCGTAATTCTCCCCCGCTCCAGATCAAGCTGCCAGGTGAGGGACGGCTGCTCAATTTCCTGCAATGTCAACCCGGCAATGCTGCCGCCTTGTGGAATCATGTCTCCACCACCCTGTCCAAAATGATATATTTTTGCCCGCCCTGCATCCGCAGCAGGAGCAGCTTGTCCCCGACTTCCAGCCCGCGGCGGATAACGACCGGCTCCGCCGGTAAAGCAGGCGCAGTCGTCCCTGTAGCCGTGCCGCCGCCCCCCTCGCCCCCATATTCGTGCGTATGCGCAAGCGCCAGCTCGAAATGAACGAGTGATTCAGGGACAATAAGAAACTCGCGTGTCAGCTTGAAGCGCTGGTCCACCCGCACGGCGAGCGGCGAAGCCTCCTCGACAACCCCGAAGACAATTGCAACCGGACCTGCCGCATCGACTGCGCCAGCACCGGCCTGTTTGATGGTGCCTAACAATTTTTCAATACTCATAGCACTTTCAGCTCCAGACTCATCGTATGTTCTCCGGCAAACCGGTGAGTGCAGCTATCGATCAAAAAAGGCTGATTAATGTCATACTCTTCAATGACCAGCGGCACGTAGCAGCCTGCCCGCACCCGAGGATCGCCAAGCGCCTCAAGTGAAATCGACTTGCTCTCCCGGTTTTTGAGCTGGGCAAGCGTATCAAGCTGCTGCCGGATTTGTGCTGTGTTCAGATTGTCGTCTACCTTCTGGTAAAGCTGCAGCATACCCCAACGGGCAATATTGCCACTGTCCTGTACAATATGCACATCGCGCTTGCCGGTCGTTTTGTTATCCTGTACCAGCTTGATTTTGTTGTACGTGTCGCTGTCGATCGATTTTTTGTAAGTGTAGTTGTATAGTAAACTATCGTCGCCAAGCACGAATTCAACCATCATGTCATCGATTAATCGGAGAGAAAGCTCACCAAAATCATCGAATAAAATGTAATTCTCCCCTTTGTTGATCAGTGTCAGCGTGAGCGCCTTATCAATAATGTCCAACAGCTTCTGCGTATCCTCGACCATGGTCGGGATTTTATAGGATGGCGTGTCGATTCTGCCCAGCTTGAGTTTGAAATCTTTGGCGATCCTTCCAATGACATCCGAAGCCGTAACGCCCGAGAACACATACGTATCCGAAGCCATTAAATAGCGGATTTGATCGTAAGCGGTTATTTTCAATGCCTCATCCCTGCCGCCGTCAATACTAAAAATGTAACCGTAAAAAATGCGATTTCCATTATAGTAGAAACGAATGATATGACCATTCTCAACGGAAAAAGAGCGATTCTCATAGAGACCGCCCTTAATCAAGGTAAATTCCAGACTGCCTGCTTTGCCAATCCGGGTTGTTTTCCACGAAATATCTGTAACAATTCCGCCAATATCCCATACTTTGCCCAGCCTGTCATCAAGCAGCAGTTCGATCATGGCAGCTTCAACACCCTTCCGATCTGCAGCTTTTTGACCTCGGCGTCCTTAATATTATTCAGCTTCTGAACTTCCCGCCAACGGTCCCCGCTCCCCAATTTCTTCTTGGCTATATCCCACAACGTATCTCCCTTGACCAAGGTATAGGTGCTCGGAGGCTGCTTTTCATTCGGCCGCTCCGGCTTATCCTTGACGACGGCTTTGCCCGCATCCGTCTCGGTGAATTTCACTTTGCGCGCCCCATAGAATTGATAACGCTTGAGCGATAGCGAGTAGGCGATATCCCCACCGCTGCCAGCCACATCCCGCCAGGTAAACGACTCGATGCTGCAGGCGGTGTTGATCCCATACCCGGGGCCAATAACAACAAATCTTATCGGGCGCTTAGATTCCATCCATTTTTTAAAATAGTACACGTAGGCGTTAAACTTGATCCCATTTACGATTGTAGGGTCTAGCAACGGAGCAACCATCGCTGGATGGTAGCGGGCAGGGAACACCCCATCGAATGAATAGGTAAGCAGGGAAGGACTTTTAATCACATTGATCTCACCGAGCTTCTCAATATTATAAGTGCTTCCATTGCTGCCATTGCTCACCTCAATGCTGGCCGGGTTGACCGGAAGCCTGATGATATCCTCCTGATTATTCCATGAAATCCAGACCTCGTAATTATTGAGATGATCCAGTTCTACCTTTTGCTGCGTTCTTCGTAGTTCTTTAACAGCCATGCTTACCACGCTCCTTTAGCCGATGAAGAAATTTCAGTCTCCATGGCATTGGCAAGCTGAGCCACGAAACCTTCCATGTCCACCGATTGGCTGAAATGATTATCCCCACTCACCTGGATTGTCGGTGTCAGCGAGACAAAATTTTGAATGTTTTTCATTTCGGCCAGTTCGCGCATCGTCTTCAAATCTTCGCTGGAAATATCGACAGTGTCGTTGATTTTGCCGACTTCCCCTACGCGGCCCACCCGATCGATATTGCCTGGCGATGCTCCTGCAGCTGCAGCCGCAGGATGAGCTCGTGTCAAGTCAGATTGCTGGTTCCACTTTTTTTCATCAATGCCGGGCGATGCGGGCTTGCCATTGAATAAATCGCTGCCTGCCTTGTAGCCGGATTTAAACTTCTCGCTTGGATCCATCAAATTCATCTTGGCATCATCCAGATCGAACAGATCCTTACTGGAGGTCGGCTCTTCAAGCGTGTTCAGCATATTTTTAACACTGTCGCTCACAGCATTAACATTCTCTTCATCGAGCAGTTTTGCCTCTCCCATATCAATATTAAACAAGTCTTTCAATCTCGCACTTAACCAGTTAAATCCCTTGAGTACGGCATTGATACCCTGCAAAATTACTTTCATAAAGCCCCCAGCAAAATCTTCAGCGCTTCTGAGCATGTTGTAAACTTGCCCTCCAAAAGCCATCGCCAAGTCATAAAACAATTTTTTAATGGAATAGATCGGATCAACAAACAGATTAAGCAGAAATTCTGCAAAATCAACAAATAAGTTCCAAACACTTGCAATTAAATTCCAAATCACTGCCACAAGCCCCATGAACAATCCGGCTACAAAGCCGATAATCTCCTGTGTTGATACACCAAAATAGTTCAAGGCCTCAATTATTAAAGCAATAACCCCGATAATGAGCAAAATCGGCCAGACTGCTGAAAGCCAAGCGAAAAGGAAATATCCACCGACAATGAGAGCGGTCAGTCCGACGGCTATCAAGATGTTCTTGACGATATCCAGATTGTCAAAGATCAATTGCCCCACACTAGCGGCAATTTCTCCCGCCAACATCATGCCATTCCGGAACACATCAAAGAAAGGCTGTAATTTCCCTTCCTGAAATGCCGTATTAATGAGCATAACGAGCGGCATCAGCGCGGCAAGCGCCGATTGCCCAGCATCAGCGAGGGAAGATTTAATCGTATTGTTCAACGTCTCAATTTGCTTGATCGGGCTTGCCAGCAAGCTGTCAGCAGCGCTCTGGCCCATATTGTATTTCTCCATCAGCCCTTCCAATGCTTTCGTATACCCATCTAAATCGCCGGCTTTGGCAAATTTGTCAAGTCCTGCGTCCTTCATATCCGCTTGATTGAACCCAAATTGTTTGGCAAGTCCTGAACTGTCGCCTTCCATTCCCGTTCGGATCAAATCTGCGGCATTGCCGCTCCCTGAGTTGTCAAACATATTCATCCGCTGCGATAAATTGCCAAGCTTGCTGAGCTTGTCCGTATTGCGGGTAAGCGAGAACATAGAGAGCGTATCCTTCAAATATTTGTCCACATCTGCGCCCTGCGACAGCGCTTCGGCTTTATACTTCTGAAACATGCCTTTGCCGACCTGCTCATCTCCGGTACGCGCTACAAACAGGTCCTCCAGCCGCTGCTGTTCCATCGCCCCGCTGGTCGTCATATCCATTATCTTTTTTCCTGCTTTGCTGGCAAATCCGAAATTCCCTTTCACCATGTCAGTCAAGCTTTTTTTCTTCTTATCTTTGCTCTTCTCGGACCCTTCTTCTTTAGACGAATCGCCAGCACTGCCCCCCGGATTTACTTGCTCGGCAGCAGCTCCAATGCTGCGGATTAATGCAGCCAGTCGTTCAACCAATCGAGTCAGCCCGGAAATCATGCCATACAAACTTGAATTAAGGATGATTTCTACCCTCAATCTGCCAATGCGCTGCAATATTCGCATCCGCAGCAGCACAGCCTGCAAGAGCGCCCATCTTGTATCCAACACAACCCGCATTACAAGCGGGATTCTCACCGCTCTCAGATTTCGAAGCTGCGATAGCAATACCGCCATATTAAGAACAGGCCAAATCTGCACGGTCAATCTGCCAATACGGTGCAAAATCAGTGACCTCAGCAGCACCGCCTGGAGAAGCGCCATTCTTGTATTCAGAATAACCCGCATCATAAGCGGGATTCTTGCGGCTCTTATCGATCGCAGCTGCGACAACAACAGCGCCATATTAAGGTATGGCCTTACTTCTACCCGCAGTAGTCCTATCCGGCGCAAAATGGCAATGCGCAGCAGCATAGCTTGCATGATAGCCGTTCTCCTGTTCAGGACGACCATCAGCACAAGTGGAAATCTCGCTGCACTGATCGCTCGAATCTGTCCCATCAGCATCCCCATATTAATGGATACTCTGAATTGAATATTCAGCCGGCCCAACCGACGCAAAAGGTCCGTTCGCAACTCCCTCGCCTGAGACGTCGCTTCTCTTGTATGAAGTCTAACCCGCATTAAAAGTGGAGCATGCGACACTCTTAAAGCCTCGAGTTGCGACTTCACCGTTTGCATACTGATCGATACGATAATACGAACATGCTTTGGCACAGCATTCAACATTTTTCGAAGTTGCTCCAGTTGCTTGAGCGCACCGTTTACATCCGCACTGACCCTTATTTTCACTGAACGTTTGCTTGACCGTCTCAGCCTGTCGATGACTTGGATTGCTTTGAAGGCTACAGATGCCGCCTTGCCCAGTGGTCCCGAAAACTGGTCGATTAATTTAAGTGTGGCCGTAACTGTCGCCATAGTCTCCTCCTCTCTCCCTGAAAAAAAGCGCCTTAGCGCTTCCTCGCTTTCTGCTTGCGCTCCGCCTCGATCCGAACGATTATGCAGCCGATTAAGGCAGCCTTCTTACGAGGCGTCAGCGCAGTGAAATCCCAGGGCATAATATGAAACTCGTTGAGGGCGTAATATGCATAATTGGCTTCTGCATCGCCCTCTTTGATCAGTTTTTTACTTCTTCCGCCATATCGTTAATATCCCGGTCAAAACCGTTCAGTTCCTGAACTTTGGCGAGCAAATTCGCGTATTCTCCAGACAGCAGCATTTTTTTGAGCAGGTTGTCCGCACCCATCACCCCATAGGACTGCTGCAAATCGGCGCTTTGCAGATCCGGATAGACGACACTTGCTACGGCCAGCTTCGCCACATAATCCTCCGGATTCGTTTCTGTCGAGCGGGCACCGTTTTTGCCTTTCACCGAACGTGTGGCGGACTTGCGGATCATCTCATTTTCACTTTCTGTCAATGTCTTCAATTCCCACTTGATCGATGCGCCGTTGTCCTCTTTAAACCGTTCCGATACGACAAATTCCTCCGTCAGCTCACTCTGTACATTTTGGGCGAAAAAAGCTTGCAAACTCATTATTCATACCTCCATATGTTATGATTTTAGTTTTAATTGCGGAGAGAAGGGCCAATAGCTGCGGACCCTCTCTCCAATTTTTCAAGTGCTATTACACGCCAGTAATGGTCAGAAACTCATCCTGGATATCATAGTTGTTAAAGGTAAATGGCATTTCCTCTTCCAGCATGTCATCACTTGAAGCATCGAACCGCGCTGCGATGACGCTGTCCAGGTTGCAACCTTCAAGAACCGTCGTCTGCCGGCCCGTCTTCGAGCCAGGCTGTTCATTAACAACGACCAGATCGAACCAGAAGTCTTCGCCATTGCGGATGTAGGTCCGCATCAGCTGTCGGAATTCGGATGTCACGTAATAGATCGTCAATGTGCCCGTTCCGTTCCAGCCTGCCGAACGCTGCGGCGTATTTGTTTTGCCGAGCACAGGCACGTCCACCTTATTTTTTTCAATCGTCGCTTCCAATGATTTCGCATAGAACAGCTCCACTACCTTGCCGTTCATTTTGGCATAGGCTTTGGCCATCTTGCCGCTGATTGCATCCATTTCTCTGAAAAATGCCATCTTAGACCACCTCCACTGTCATGTAAATTTTTTCAACGCTGTCCACCGGCTGCACAGACAGCTCGATGATTACCGATTCCGCATCCTGGCCCTTAAGCACCGCAAGATCAGTCTGGCTGTCGAAGTTTTCGACCGCACCGAGACCTTGCAGGCCATTCAGGTAGGCGGCAACTTCGCTTTTCAGCAATGCACGTCCATCTTGCGTGTTACCCACCTTGCCGATATAAAATTGATCAAAAATACGCTTGATGTCATTGGCAATGCTATCGAGCACCCGAACTACCCGGTTTTTGCTGAACGGCTTGGCGCGGTCAGCGGTGAAACTGGTCAGCGTGTTGAGATCCTGTTCGATAACTGCTGCCCCATTGGCCGCAGTAATGACCAATTCACCGTTCCGCAGGGCGGAAATCGTTTCATGGTTGGACAGACGCGGATAAGCATCCACCGCATTCGGAATGACCGTATAGGTCAGCGATTCGTTAATGTTCGCAGCCGCCTCCATTGCCGCGATTTCCCACAGCAGCGAAGCCGGTTCAACCTGCAGCCCGTCAGCGGTAACGATACCATTGCGCAAGCTGATCACACCCTCATAATCGGCCTCCGGGTAATTGGCAAGCACCAGAACAATCTTCTTGCCTTCTTCTTCGCGCTGCCGTTTCACATAGGCAACAGCCAACTTCTTGCTTGCTTCGTCGCTAATCGGGAAGCCCAGCACATTGAATGACTGGCTTTCAAATGCGGTGAATGCATTTGACAAGTCCGCACCTGCGGACGCGCCTTCTGTTCCTCCCGCCAGCGGAGCGCCAGCCGTCGCAGTCAGTTCGCCTGTGCCTGTCCAATCGATATACGCGCTTGGCTTAAGCTCTTCGACAACAGCAGCGGTCTGCCGGTCGACTTCCTCGTTGTCGATCAGGGTCAGCACATCGAAGCTGTCCGTTTGATCAATATTGGGCTGAACAACGATTTTAAGATCGTTGCCGCGCACGCCGCCCCATTTGGCTGTCGCGGTCAATTCGCCTTCGGTTACGGCCGCTTTGGCCGCATTCGCAGCACCAAGGCGGTATAGCAACACCTTCGATGCATGCGACATTGCTGCGCTAATATGACGGATGCGCGCATCCGACGATTTGAACCCGATCAGCTCAAGCGATTTCTCTGCATAGGTTTCCGCGTTCAGTTCGATGACTTTGCCCGGCTCCCCCCAGGGAAGCGCCGCGGGATAAGCAGCTACGCCTCTTTCTCCCAATGTTCCGAGTTCTTGCGGACGGGATTTGAAATTAATATATACCCCCGGCCTCACCTTGTTCTGCATGGTAAATGTTCCTCCTGCCATACTACTTCACTTCCTTTCTGAGATAGGACTGCACGGCTTGTTCAGCTTCGGCAGCAGTATAATGGTTGTTGTCCTTGAGGAGCGCAGACATTAAATCGCGCTCCGCAGGTGTAAAGCGTGACGAGGCGAGAAATTGCGCTTTGCCATAGCGCACAGGCTCAGATGGCGTCGCTTGCACTGTCTCGTCTTGTTGTTCATTGCTTGGCATGTACAATCCCCTCCTGACTAATGCTTCCCATCAGTGGCTCATCGGGGGCTTTCTCCCAGAGCAGCATACTGTAGGTCACATAAAACTGCAGCACATGATTCGCTGCTTCAAAACGCATGTCTGTACCGGGAAGCGGGCTGCCGCCAACGTCAATCCAGCCCAGCGTCTCTTTGAGTTGTTCAGCTGCATCATAGAGCAGGCTGCTTTCCCCTTCCGGGGACACAAGGCGGATTACAAACGCGCTTCTTTGCAAAAAGCGCCGTCCCAGTTCTTTCGTATGGCGCGACTCTGCCAGGCCAATAAAAAACCGGGGCGGTTCAGCAGGCTCGGTGATTTCCCCATTTACTACCGGAATATCGGGATAAGCCGTCTCAATCGCTTGCTTGACCGCATCCTGTACATGACTGATTGTTACTTGCTGCATGGAATCACCTCCAATTCGTAGTTAAAAGCGCCATGCTTGCTGATTTCAAGCCCCTCCCTTCTGCCACGGCTATCAATTGCTGTACCCGCTCATGGCGGGAAGCGGATGATCATTTATGGCACATTACAATCATAGCACCCTGTTTCGCAACAACTCGGTCATGAAGCGGACATCAACCGGACATCCTGTTTGTCCTATTCTTTCAGGACAATGAGTCCCAGAATGGCCGCCAGCCTGACAATGGCCGCAGCTTTAATTCTTCTGTAGTGGCGGTCGCTGTAGCCGAGATCCATCGCCACGTCAAAATCAAGCACATCATCCTCTTCCAAATACCTTGCCCGGATCAGCTTCTGCTGGCGTTCCCCCAACTGATCGATAGCGCGCTCCATTCTGGCAATATGCTTCCGGCGCCGCTCAGGCTCGTCCACATTGCTGGCAGCTATTCTCCCCGTCTGATCGCTTATGCGATTGGTAACACTGCGCAACATGCCGCTATAGGCGGCAGTGACCGCGGCCTCTTCCGGAATGTACGCCGTCACTTTGTACTCACGCCCCTGCAGCAAATACTTTTCAACCGCCGCTCTGGTCGCTTCCTTATTCATTTCATAGCTCTCCAAATTCATTGCTTCCGTTTTCCCCATCTTTCTCACGCTTCCCTTCACAGATTATTATTCATAGTGAATAGCATCGGAGCCTGCCCTAACTAAACAACACATTATGTGTAATAATTCATCAAAAAAATTTGTTTCAAAACGATTTCAAGCGAGTAATCAGATTAAAACCTTATATATATGACATAAACCTTTTCAAAAATACACATTTCGTGTATGTTTAACGTTAATATATCACTTCATTTTCCAGAAGTAAACAATTTTTATTCTTTATGTGTAACTTTTGATTTATTTTGGGTAAGTGTGTTATTATTTATTCGAGAGGTGTAAATCCATGAACAAATTGTCCGATAAATTAACCTATTTAAGGGAAAAAGCCGGCTGGAGCAAAACTGAGGTTTCAAGACGTCTTGGTTTGAAAGGGATGTCTACGTATGCCAACTGGGAATACGGAACGAGGGAACCTGATGTAGGTTCATTGAAATCAATTGCCCAGCTATTTGGCGTCTCGCTCGACTACCTGCTCGGCGCATCCGGGGAAGCAAGCGAGCCTTACTATGCCCTGAATGACAAAGACGCGAAGGACATTGCCCAAGATCTCGAGCGGATTATGGGGGATTTGGAAAGCAGAGAAGCATTGGCGTTTCATGGCGAACCTCTTGATGATGAAGATCGGGAATTACTTCGCCGTTCTTTAGAAAATTCGTTGATTGTGGCCAGGCAGATGGCCAAGAAAAAATTCACTCCCAACAAATACAGGGATTAG